TTTTATATTTAGGAAGGATTTATAATGGGTTATGAAATTATTTATCCAGAACTAACCATTGAACAAAAGCGATCTAAACTTAAATCCTTAATATGTCCACCATTACCTGATCCTGAATGGAAAAGATATATTAAAAATGCATCAGATGAGGAAATTGAAGGAAAGTATAATTGGTTATGTATGGTTGGTAGAATTACATACAAAAAGGAGGTTATTTTATGAACAATCAAATTGCGATAGGCGTCTCTGATTTCCAAAAATATGGTTGTATATCGTGTGGATGTGTATTTGTACATTCAAATATGTCTGGACAAGGTGCATCGCCTGTTACTTGTAGAGATTGCAATAGTAAGTTTGTACTGCTCGCTGATGGATTAACCATATGCCCAATGGGTTTTGGAACTAGTACATTAGATGTAGAGGAAGTATATTATCCAATACTCGTTGAACATCCTCGTAAGGGTTTATGGCCTCATGAGTTTGTTCGTCCTGATATCCGTCCAAAAGGAATAGATGGTGAATTCTGGGAATCAAGAGGTGTTGGATATGACTTAGCAGGTTTTGTAAAGACCAAAGCATCCGGTGAACGTATTGTGGATATGATTAAAGAGATAGTGTATAGGGCAGGAGGAAATGCTAAATCTTGGCTTGACTATCGTCCTAGTGAACCATTATGGATACAAGTTAAGATACAAAAAGAGGATGGATTTGATCTTGAAGCTCTTCGTAAACTGTGCGAAGATGGCGTTATTAATAAAGAAAGACTAAATTCTGCTAGAATTATAAAGTTATCAGAAGAAGTTAGAGCTACAGTTATTCTTGCGGAAAGAGGTTATCAATAATGGATACAAGAACACCTGAACAAGTTGGTATGTTTAATATTAAAAACTTAAGGACCGATAATAAATATTTAATGAAAAACATACCTAGAGGTATAACCATTACGATCGATGATTGGAAAAATGATGCTCGTTCTTTTATACTCATTACAGCTAAACGAGATAATCTAATTTGGAGTTATGAGTGGGATGTAACGAGTTATACAAGTGAGATAGTCCCATTCCTTATCCAAGAATTAAACGAATTTTTTAAGGAGGAACAATGAACGCTATTATATTACTTATAGCTGCTCTTATGTTTTGTTTATATGTGATAAAGTGTATTGAATATGATCAATTAATTAATAGGTATCAAAATGCTGTTAGCGTTATTGATAATATTAGTGATACATTAGAGAGATTAAAAGAAGATTTGGACGATCTTCAGTTTGAATGTAATTTTTATAAAAAGCAATATAGTGAACTAATAGATTCTAATATAGCTAATCTATCTAGTAAGGAGGAAGTATGATCGAACATGTAATATATACGGATACAGATGGAGCAGTTTTTAAAGTTAATGAGGATGGAATAGTTATATTAAAAGATAGTGGATCTCGTACAAAGTTTGCAAGTGGTGCGGTTCGTGATATTCAACAGGGCAAAGGACGATGTGACCTATTACCTTTAGACGTTATTGGAGAATTGATATTTGCAGAAGAATTAAGAAGTATCGAAATGTTTAAAGTAACAAAAGACCTCGAACACCTATACACTGCCATATCTGACTTTTGTAAAACAACGCATATAGATATTTATACCTTAATTCTTGATGTTAGTAAACATTTTGAGAGTGGAGCACTCAAATACGGAGAAAATAATTGGAAACTGGGTATGCCTCTTCATTGTTATCTTAGTTCTGGAGTGCGCCATTTTATACAATATAAACGTAGAGACACGGATGAGCCACATGATCTGGCTTTTGCGTGGAATATAATTTGTGCTATATGGACTTATTCTCATAAACCAGAGCTTGACAATGTTGAAGTTGAGCCAAACACCGAGGAGGTATGATTATTATGACAACACCAAACTTTCAAGATGAGGTTAAGCATAAAATTGCCGGAGTAATGGGTACTGTTATAGCAACATATATAATAGACGATAGTGTATATTTTGACGTACGTTCAGCAGATGAGGAACGTATATATTACAAAACTCCTGCTGTAAATTGGGAGGTTGTCAGGACACAAGAAGAAATTGAAGGTGTTACGGATGTCTAATATATTTCGTAAACCAGAGTCATTCCTATCCAATACAACCAACACTCTAGTCCTCGTAGATTGGTCCAACCTTATATATAGAGCATGGTTTGCATCTCGTGAACAGACCTGGGTAGCTTTTTGTAAGTTCTTTGATATGTTGAGGTTGTGTTTACACAAATCTCAACAGCCTGGTGTACCTATAAATATTATATTTGCAGGTGAGAGTAAGACTATCTTAAACCGTACAAAATTCTTCCCAGAGTACAAAGCTACTAGAAAGCATTCAAAGAACGAAGAGTTTGTAGCTTTTCGTAAAGTTCTTGAGAAGTATATTGAAGGTCTTGGGTATAGTTTAATAAGGGTTGATGGCGCAGAGGCTGACGATGTTATAGCAAGTATTGTGGCGAGTACTTGTCATCGTTGCTACTGTGTAACTCCTTGTGAAAACTGTACCCACTCTTTACAACATACTACGGATGTCGTGATATTCTCTGGAGATAGAGATTTACAACAGCTTTTATCCTGGGAAAGGGTATTAATCTATCGTGCACCAGGTTTATTTGTTGATGTAGACTCATTCGAAGAGGAATTTGGTATACCTGTCAATAAATACACGATATACAAGGCCTTAGTAGGTGACAAATCAGACAATATATTAGGTGTAGAAGGGTTCGGACCTGTAAAAGCGAAGGTAGCTATCAATGCTAACACTGTCCCAGAGGATATTTGGGAACTTGGAGGGGCCAAAGCTGCTGCAGAGTTTAAGTTGGCACTTAAATTAGTCAACTTAGACACGAAAATAGACATTAACTTAAGTGATATTTACACTGGAGCACCTAAAATAGACGAAAAAGTATTCTTTAACTTTATTAATCCAAATATCTTATTAGAGATTAAACGTTTTAAGGAGGAGTTTAATACATGAATTTACAACCCATTGCACCACCAGATAGTCTTTATTCTTTATGGTATTATCCGTGTATTAATCGTTTTTCGAATGAAGATGGTGATATTTTACATGATTTATCAGATAAGTTTGATGTTTGGCAGCTCGATGAGTGGAAGCGAACATGTGATTATGGAATCTTATTAGATCGTAATGGGGATTTATGTGAATTATATTATCAAAGATTAACCTTTGGATAGGAGTTGACTTATATGAATGATTCTAAGTTTAAACTTTTGGAATCTATAAAAGATGAACTCACCATCGAGGATGCTCTACGGTTACACGACCAAGGTATTGTGACTCATTGTGAGGATGGACGGGTTGTAGGCTTTGATTTTGAATATGAGCTCGCAATATAAACATATTCTATAATGAAAATAAAGTCTATAGGAGGATTTATGAGTAATTTAGCGGAGATCATCACGGTTGAGGACGCGACAAATGTATATGAAAAAGAAGGTATTTGCTGCATCGGAGATGGTGGACAGATTATTGTGGAAATGGAATGTGAAGATTATTGTGACTAATTTCAGATTAGAGAGGTTAACAGCCTCTCTATTTCTTTTGAAGGGAGAATAATTATGAATAACAATTATGGATGCGGAAGTTTGTTATTTGATATCTTACTGACGGTATTTACCGGTGGCCTCTGGCTTATCTGGATATTTGTTCGTGAAATGCGGAGAAACAACGCCCGATAATTATCCTAAATTTTGAAAGGAGATTAGGTAAAATGGTTAAGATTATACTTATTGGAACTGGATTGTTCGGTGCTGGGACGGCAGCGGGATATTTCATCGGTAGAAAAGTTCTTGAGGAGCAATACCAATGCGACGTTAAGGAGATGCGCACGTTGTACCAGGAGAAGTTGGCTGAGTTGGAAGACCTAATCGAGGCCGTCAAATGGAAGAATGAAGACCCTGAAGAGCCCGATGAAGACGACGATGACGAACTCACCGACGAAGAGGAAAAGGAAGCCATGGACGCTCTTGCTGTGTATAGAGGCGAGAGACGCCGTAGCGTCATCGAGTATAACAAACCCAACCTTGACACGTTTAAGAGTGCTATGAAAGAATTTAATGGAGGAGTCTCTGTTATTCCTGGCCCGAATAACGATGAGAACCTTGGGAATCTCGACGATGACGAAGAGGACGAAGACTCTAACGATCCTGAGTATTACGCTCTGTTGGAAGCCGAGGCAGAGGCCTTTGCTCGTAGGCAAACTGAGAATATGAAGAGCGATCTTCCGTATCTCATTGAGCCCGATGACTATCGAGAAGGTCCGGAGGAGTACGACCATCAAGTCTTGTATTACTACGCCCTCGACCGGGTTCTTTGTGAAGACAACGACGAAGAAGTCGACGATGAAGAGGAGTGTGTAGGTCTCGACTACGAAGACAAACTCGACATGCAGACCACTTGCTGGGTTCGTAATGATGTTCTGCGGGTTCTCTATGAGATTCACCGTATTGATGATTCATACAAGAAAGCAGTGCGTGGCGTGTCCGAGACCCCTCGTGAAAGGGAATTCCGGTTGCAAGGTCGTAGGAAACTTGCATTAGATCAGCAACCGAGTTCCAGATCGCACTGAAAACTACTCCTATAATGAAATACTAAATTAGGAGGAGTTATGAAAGAAGTGAAATATCTGCCTTATAGAGAAGCATTGGTGAAAGACAAAGAAGTAACATCAAAGAGGATACATGAACTCGGAAGACAGTTTTACAAATCTACATCTGAAGAAGATAAATTTGAAATTGGAGTCGAGTTAACGGTACTTATTGGTAACTATCGTGTCTACACCGAGCGGCTTAAGGCACACGATCTTCTGGTAGCGGAGACGTAATGTAGTTGAGGGAAGGCTCTATGGAAACATAGGCCCTTCTCTTTTTCTGAAAGGAGTGGTCTATATGCGGAGCAACTGCGGGCGCGTGTTGGAGCGGGTCTGCTGCCGTTATATTTTCTGATGGAATAGGATATGTTACAATTAGGAAGGGTGGGCGGTTTGCTCAGGCTCACCCTTCCGGCTATCGCAATTAAAACCTTTCGTATAATGAAAGGATGGTGTTTGTATGGATGAAAAGAAACGGAAATTCAAGAATATAAGACAGCTGGTTAGGAAATATAAACCAGATTTTGTATCACTTGACAGACTTGTTTTTGTATGTACTGAAACTGCAAAACAACTTATTAAAGACAAAGAGGGCTAATAAGCTCTCTTTCTCTTTTTTCCAATTTACCTAGATTTACACGGTTTACACAGTTTGAAGGACGCCTGAAAGGAGGCGTTATTATGAGAAATGAAGAAGCAGATTATTTGACTTGGTTGGTACGGAGGATGAACGTCGTACCTAATAAGAACTATGGAATGTTATTGCGCGAGTTATATCGTTGGGAGTTCTATTCAACTGTTCCGTATGATGAGGACAGGGGTTCGGATGGGATCGCTTTGCGAGGCACCTGGGCCGATGAGGTTAAATATAGAGGACCTGTTGATTTTGGCCCTGCTCGAGTTTTGGAGACTTTTGTTGGGATTGCGCTACGAATTGAGGATAAAATATTCGGTGGGCCGTGGATGGATGACTGGGATTACAAAAGAATCTTCTGGGATTTGATCAATAATCTCGGTTTAATCGAGTATGACGGAGTGTTAAATAGCGACGATTATAACCGAGTCGGTGGGGTTTTAGATGTTTTTATATCAAAAAAATACAAACGTGACACTTTTCCGAACATTTTTATATTTAAAGATGCGTCACTTGACCCTAGAAAAATGAATATTTGGAGTCAAATTGGAGCCTATGTTGGTGAAAAATGGCCCGGAAACACGTATTTATGAGGTTTTGTGATACAAATTACACTTTTTACACTCTTTATCTATTTATTTGTGGAGAAATTTTATATATAAAATACATATAAAATTCCTATAGAACAATGTGTAGGTTACATTTATATGTGTTTCTTTCGTACAAGCCTAAAATACACTAGAAAGGAGGATAAATGTTTGGATTTCATTAAGGTTCACACCCGGGAAGCTAAAAACAACAGTAAGAACCGCGAGGCAGGATCGACCGAAGTTTATTTAGATTTTAGAGTATTTGGCTCAAAAGATCTTATGACCCGCAGCCATTCTTTTTATGCAGTATATGATCCTCGAAAGAAATTATGGTCTAAAGACGAAATGCTGATTGTCGAACTTGTTGATGCAGAAATTATGAAAGTAGTTAATAAACAACCAACCGACAAACCAATTATATACGGATTGATGGAAGACTACCAATCAGGAAACTGGCAGAAGTATGTATCATATATCAAGAATATGCCGGATAACTGGACACCCCTTGATGATAATATTCATTTTGCTAACGACGAACTTACCCGTTCATCACATGCTACACGACGGCTTCCATACGCACGACAAGCAGGATCGATTGAGAACTATGATAAACTTATGAGTGTCATATATAAACCCACCGAGAGAGATAAGCTTGAATGGGCTGTTGGAGCGATCCTTACCGGGGACAGCAAACATATCCAAAAATTTATCACTCTATATGGAAGCGCCGGAAGTGGTAAGTCGACATTTCTCAATATCTTACAGAAACTCGTTGAAGGTTATTATATTTCTTTCAACGCAAAAGACCTGGTTGGTCATGATGCTTTTGGCGCTGAGGTTTTTAAAACAAATCCCCTTGTAGCGATTCAACATGATGGAGATCTATCTAAAATTGAAGATAACAGTACCCTAAATTCCATAATCTCACATGAGGATATTGTTATGAACGAGAAACACAAAACCAAATATTCTATGCATGTTAATTGTTTTCTATTCCTTGGAACAAATAAACCAGTTGCAATCTCTGATACTAAATCTGGGTTACTTAGACGACTTATTGACGTTCATCCTTCTGGTGAAAAAGTATTAAAGTCCGAGTATACAAAGTTGGTAAAGAATATTAACTTTGAACTTGGAGCCATCGCTGACTATTGTATTGCAAAATATTTAAAGATGGGAGAAGATTACTATCAATATTACCAACCAAAAGAAATGATGTTTGAGACCAACACTTTGTATAATTTCGTGTTTGAAAACTTCTTGGTTCTTGAACATGGAGATTACTTTCAACTACGTCAACTTTATGATATATACAGGAAATACTGTGATGATAGTGGCGAGCAATATCCATTAAAGAAAAGAGTGTTTCGCGCCGAGATGAAAGCCTATTTTGACAATTTCTATGATATTACTCGAATCGACGATGGAAAACAAGTTCGTTCTGTATACCGTGGATTCAAAGGTGATATTTTTAATCTTGGTCAAAAACCCAAAGCAGAGGAAGAACAAGACACCGACTGGCTACATATGGATAAGACAGAGTCATTGTTTGATGAAACATTCAAGGACTCTCCGGCTCAGCTTACAAATGATGCCGGTACACCAGAGCATCGATGGGCCAATTGCACAACGACCCTTAAAGACATTGATACTTCAAAACTTCACTATGTTGCTGGGTTAGACGAGAACCATATAGTCATTGACTTTGATATTCCAGACGAAAGCGGAGAAAAGTCTTTAGTTAAGAATCTGGAAGCAGCAAATAAGTGGCCTAAGACCTATGCAGAACTTAGTAAGTCTGGAGCAGGTATTCATCTACATTATATTTGGGGTGGAGGTAGAACGGCAGAACTCAAGCGATTATATTCTACAGGAATCGAGGTAAAGGTATTCACCGGCAACGCGAGTCTTCGTAGAAAGTTGACCTGGTGTAACACTGAACCAATTACAACACTTACCTCAGGCCTTGAGTATGATGAAAAGAAAGGAGGAGACAAATTGTTCAACAAGAAGAATGTCGAAGACGAAAAACATCTACGCATAATGATTAAGAAGTGTATGAATAAGGAGTTTCATGGTTCGACAAAACCGGAATGCGATTTCATTTACAAACTCTTAGACGAGATGTATACAAGTGGAGCCGTGTATGACGTTAGTGATATGAGGTCTTCGGTCTTGGCGTTTGCTGCAAGCTCATCGCACCAAGCAATGTATTGCATCGATTTGGTGAACAAGATGAAGTGGGCATCAGAAGTTGTGGATTTAGGTGGAATAGTTGGTAAAGTAAATGTTACTACATCTGATGAACTCGTATTCTATGATGTTGAGGTATTTAAGAACCTTTTCCTTATTTGTTATAAACTTAAAGGAAAGGATCGGAAAGTAGTCTCAATGGTAAATCCAACCCCTCAAGAGGTTGGTGCGATATTTGGACATAAGCTCATTGGGTTCAACAATAAGCGGTATGATGATCATATGTTATACGGTCGTTATATAGGGTATTCAAATGAGCAGCTGTATGACTTAAGTAGTAAAATCATATCTAAGGAAGGCTCTGTTCGAGACGGCTTTAGGGAGGCATATAGCCTAGCCTACACCGATGTCTACGATTTCTGTCGAGAAAAGAAGTCTCTTAAGAAGTGGGAAGTTGAGCTTGGCCTCCACCATCAAGAACTGGAGTTTGATTTCAACGAGCCTTTACCCGAAAAGGATTGGCCTAAAGCTATCGAGTACTGTTCTAATGACGTTGTTGCTACCGAAGGAGTATTTGACTATAACCAAAGCGATTGGATTGCAAGACTCATTTTAGCAGACTTGGCTGGCGGAACCCCAAATATGACTACCAATCAATTAACAACTAAGATTGTCTTTGGAGACGATCGCAAACCACAACTTGAGTATACGCATCTCGAAGAGACGTTCCCTGGGTATGAATTTGTGCGCGGTGAAGACAATAAGATGCACAATATGTATCGCGGAACTAATGTTGGTATGGGTGGTTATGTTTATGCAGAGCCTGGAATGTATTTCGATGTCGCACTAATAGACGTTCAAAGCATGCATCCAAACAGCATCATCCAAATGAACTACTTTGGAAAGTATACCCAACGTTATGCGGACCTCATGCAGGCTCGTGTAGCAATTAAGACAGGAAACTTCACATTAGCTCGCACAATGTTCGATGGAAAGCTTGTAAAATACCTAGAAGATGAGAGCCAAGCAGGCGGATTGTCGGATGCATTGAAATTGGCCCTCAACAGCGCATATGGATTGACTAGTGCCTCCTTCGAGAATGCGATGAGAGATAGACGTAATGTTAACAACATCGTTGCTCTTCGTGGCGCTCTCTTTATGCGCACCCTACAAGATGCAGTGCAGGCTCGCGGATTTACCGTTGCTCACATTAAGACCGACTCAATTAAGATTCCAAATGCCAACCAAGAGATAATCGATTTCTGTAGTGACTTTGCCAAGCAATATGGTTATATCTTTGAGCACGAAGCGACATACGAGAAGATGTGTTTGGTGAACAACGCTGTCTATATTGCTAAGTATGGATGGGCTGCAAAGAAGAAGTTGATTGGAACTTGGACAGCTACTGGAGCACAGTTTGCAGAACCGTTCCTATTCAAGAAAGTGTTCTCGAAGGAACCTATTGTGTTTGATGATTACAAACAGACGAAGAGCGTTACTTCACCTGCCTTGATATATTTGGATTTTAATGAAGGACTTCCACAAGGTGAACATAATTATATTCATGTTGGCAAGGTTGGTTCCTTTGTTCCAGTTATCGATGGAGTTGGCGGAGGGATTCTCTTACGTAAAAGTGGAGATTCCTATAATTCCGTAGTAGGTACTAAAGGTTATCGTTGGAAAGAAAGTGAGATTGTCAAAGCGCTTGGAAATGAAGACCAGATTGCATTGGCCTATTTCTATAGATTGATGGATGAGGCAATCACATCAATAAAGAGTCGTGGGCCGATTACAGATTTTGTCGACGATTGGGATGAAAAAGAAATATCAAACGATTTTCCAATCGGATTCGACGATGTACCAAAAGAAGTAGCAGTGGCAACGGCCACAATTTTGAAAGGAGACTAATATGGCAGCCTTAAAGACAATTCCAAAAAAAGATAAATTAGAGGTTCGTATTGATAACGCTCGCGTAATGTTTCGAAACTTTGCAGGTGCTGTAGGTAATTACAACCCGGCAGGAAACCGGAACTTCTGTGTATTCCTCCCTGATGATATTGCACAAAGCATGGAACGCGATGGATGGAACATTCGTTGGCTCAACTCAAGAGAAGACGAACCACCACAAGCAATGGTTTCTGTAAAACTTAATTATGGAAACTATCCTCCAAATATTGTTTTAGTTTCAGATGGAAAGATGTCAAAACTTTCAGAAGAGAATGTTAATCTTCTTGACTTCGCTGAATTAGAACAAGTAGATCTCATTCTTCGAGGTTATACTTGGGAAGTCCAAGGGAAGAGTGGAATCAAAGCATATCTTAAAGAGGGATATTTTGTACTTGTGGTTGATGAGTTAGCAAAGAAATATTCAAAGGCACTTGACACTGCACAAGAGGCTATTGGTGGGTGTGGCGATTGTGAGATATGTGATGGTAATTGTGGTGGCGGACTTCACGCTTAATTTAATTAGATAATGAAAGGAGGTGAGGGTTTGAACATACAACTAACTGATTATCAGATTGATGCAGTTGAAAAGATGCATAATGGTTGTATCCTTAGAGGAGGAACAGGTTCCGGTAAAACCCTCACTTCTCTTATTTATGTGTTTGAGAAGATTCTTAAAGGATCATCCCCATTATATCCAGGACATAAGTATCAAAAATCAAATTTAAAAATTCCAGTATATGTTATTACCACACCTAAGAAACGAGATAGTTGTGATTGGACAAGAGAAGCGGCTATGGTTCCTTTAATTTTAACCGATATTGATTCGTGGAATAATATTAAAAAGTATGAACATATTAAGAATGCAATGTTTATATTTGATGAATCAAAGGTTATTGGATATGGAGCATGGACACAATCCTTTCTCAAGATTACAAAGAACAATGCATGGATACTTCTATCGGCAACTCCAGGAGACACGTGGTTAGAGTATATGCCAGTATTCCTAGCCAATGGTTTTTATAAGAATAAAACCGAGTTTGAGCGAGAGCACGTAATGTGGAGTCGTTTCTCTAAGTATCCAAAAGTAGAGAGATATTTCAACGTGCCTCGTTTGATTCGGAATCGAAATAGCATCATCGTAGACATGTATGACCAACGTGCTACCACTCAACATCATAAAGATGTTATTTGCGACTTTGACCAGAACCATTATAACACAATGGCTCAGCGACGATGGAACATCTTCGATAATAAACCAATCCGTGATATTTCACAACTATGCTATTTACTTCGAAGACTAATCAATTCTGACGAGTCGAGAGTGAAAGCGCTTGTCCCTATTTATGCTAGACATAAGAAGGTAATAATATTCTATAACTTTAACTATGAACTAGATCTTCTTCGTGAATGGTGTAATTCTAATAAGATTGTATATTCTGAATGGAACGGCCACAATCACGATGATATTCCAAACACAAAGTTCTGGGTCTATCTATGTCAATACACAGCAGCAAAGGAGGCTTGGAATTGTATTGACACTGACTGCATTGTATTCTATTCTCAAACGTATTCATATAAAGCGCTTATACAATCGGCGGGTAGGATAGATAGAATGAATACAACCTTCATGCATTTATATTACTATCATCTAATCTCTATAGCACCAATTGAGTTGGCTATACAGACATCGTTAGAGAGTAAGGAGACCTTTAACGAGAAAAGATGGGTCGCAAAAGAGTTTGGTACCTCGCAATAAAAACATGGTGTATAATGAGAGAGTAGTGTGGTCGCTGTATTTACAGATACAGATCGCAACATATTCTCTGTTTTTACCTAAAAGGAGTACTATGGCGAAAAAAGAAGCTGAGTTTAAGAGTAAACTTTACAAAGAAATCAGAGAGCGTTTTCCAGGATCTGAAGTCCTTCCAAATGACGCTAACTATCTCCAAGGTATTCCTGATGCAACTGTTTATTTTCCAAATGGAAGATATATGATGCTTGAAGGTAAGCGATCTTCGACTTCCAGCAAGCAACCAAACCAGGGATATTATGTTAATGAATCTCCTCTAAGTTCTAATGCAATGTTTGTAAACCCTGAGAATAAAGAAGAAGTTCTTTCTGAACTAGAGAGGAGATACCGTTTGACATGAAATTTAACTATCATCCAAATCTTGAAGGCGCGCATGCTTTCCTTTCGCCTAGTAAATATTCATGGGTGAATTATGACGACAACAAATTAGATGTTGTCTATGCTAACTGGCGCGCTTCACAACAAGGCACAGAGCTCCATGAGCTTGCCGCAAAGTTAATCAAACTTGGTGTTAAATTACCTAAAGTTAATAAGACGTTGAACATGTACGTTAATGATGGAATTGGTTTTCGGATGTCTCCTGAAGTCTGTTTATTTTATTCTATTAATGCATTTGGAACAACAGATTGTATATCTTTTAAAAACAAACTACTTCGGATTCATGACTTAAAAAATGGTCGCACCCCTGCGTCTATTAAACAACTAGAAGTCTACGCCGCCTTATTCTGTCTTGAGTACAGTTTTAATCCGCGCGATATTGATATTGAACTTCGTCTTTATCAACTGGATGAAATGCTCGTTGAGAATCCTGTTCCTGAAGATATTTTCTTTATCATGGAGCGTATTGTTGTGTTTGATAAACGCATTAACGAACTTAAAGAATAACGGAGGCTTAGTAACTGATGGCATATTTAATACATGTTGGCACGCCTCGTCATAGTGGTAGATATCCATGGGGTTCTGGTAAAGATCCTCAAAGATCGAAATCATTTGGTACACGCGTATCTGAACTTAGGAAAGAAGGCATGTCTGATCCTGACATTGCTAAGAGTTTTGGTTTTAAAACCACAACTGAACTTCGAGCAAAGATACACGTAGAAGCCGAAGCCCGTTATGGAGCGCAAGTAGCTATGGCGGCTCGACTAAGAGCCAAAGGAAATTCTGATGTTGCAATTGCTAGACGAATGGATGTAAGTCCTAATAGTGTTAAGAATTGGCTTCTTACCGATACAAAGGATAGACATAAAGCAACCGAAGCTACGCGAGATATGATAAAAGAGCAAGCAGACCAAAAGGGAATGATCGATGTAGGTGAGGCATCCAATTATTTAATTGGTGTAAAACAAACAAAAATGGATGTTTGTGTTGCCGAACTCAGAGAAAAAGGATACATGCTTGCTCCAATCCAGACGGCTCAGCTTGGTACTGCTAATAAAACAACCGTTAAAACTTTAATCTCTCCTGAAACAATGAAGAAAGCTAGGGCCGAATACGTCATCAAAGATCCAGTTAAATGGAAGCAATTAACAGCAGAAGAGAAAGAAAATAAAATTGCTTATCTTTATGCTTCTAAACATGCGGAAGAAATTCAATTGATGGGTGCATGGTCGTCTGATGATGGCATTACTTTTAACACAGTAAAACCGCCCGTCTCAATTGATTCCAAACGCATTATGGTTCGATATGATGATGACATTCCATCTGGTTCTAGTATGGATGGTGTAATTCAGATTAGAAGAGGCGTTCCAGATTTAGCTCTTCCTCCGGATAAACACTATGGGCAAGGACGAATCGCTGTTGATGGCACCCATTACATGAAAGGTATGGTCCTTTATAATTATGGAGACATGCCTCCTGGAGTAGACGTCATCTACAACACAAACAAAAATTCATCTGTTGGTAAACTTGGTGCCATGAAAAAGATGAATACAGTTGTAGATACTAGTGATGGTGGGTCTATTTATGTCGATAAAGACGGTAAACAAAAGATTAACGAGTTTGGTGCTAGTATTCGACAGACCACGTACAAAGATAAGGACGACAACGAACAACAATCTGCTCTTAACATTGTTGGATTCGTAGGTAAACAAGATTCTGGTGTAGAAGGTGGCTGGCAATCATGGAGCAAAACTTTATCTAGTCAGTTCCTATCTAAACAGAATCCAGAACTTGCTAAACAACAACTTAATTTAGCATATCTTGACCAAAAGGATACTTTCGATTCTTATTTAAAGATTACTCAACCAGCAGTTAAACAACGTCTTTTGGATTCGTTTGCTGATGATTGCGATTCAAAAGCTGTCCACCTTAAAGCAGCGGCATTACCTCGTCAAACATCTAATGTTATAATACCTATATCATCATTAAAAGATGATGAGTGTTACTCTCCTAGCTACAGGCCAGGCGAACAATTAGTTCTTATTAGATATCCACACGCTGGTACTTTTGAGATTCCTATTGTTACTAACAATCTAAAGAATAAAGAAGCACAATCTGTCTTAGGTAACGCAACCGATGCTATTGGTATTACACCTAAGTCAGCAGAAAAACTTTCTGGTGCTGACTTTGATGGAGATACCGTTATTGCTGTACCTTACAACCCTAAAACAATCAAGGTTACTAAAGCTTTGGAAGCTTTTGATCCAAAGAAAGCTTATCCAAAGATTGAAGGCATGCCTCCAATGACAGATAAAATGAAAGGTACTGAGATGGGTAAGATATCCAATCTCATTACTGATATGAATGTTAAAGGTGCTCCTCTTGACGAGATAGCTCGTGCTGTAAAACATAGCATGGTTGTAATTGATGCTCAAAAGCATGAGCTTAATTACAAGCAGTCTTATACAGATAATAGGATAGCCGAGTTAAAGGTCAAGTATCAAGGCGGAACTTTAACTAAACCGTTTGGATCTGCAACTTTAATTAGTCGCGCCTCTTCTGAAAACAAGGTCAACAAAAGGAAGGCCCTTACAAAAGAACAGGCCCTTGCTACTGGACGCACCCTTGTTAGAAAAGGTAAATACTCTGTTGATGTAAAGACCGGTGAGAAAGTTTACAACTATACCAACGAAGGTTACTTTAACAAAAAGGGAGTGTTTATTAAGACCAAGATGGATTCAACAAGGATGTATGAAACATCTGACGCCAACACCCTTGTTAGTAAGTCCCGTGAAACTATAGAGCTAGTGTATGCTAATTACGCCAACTCTATGAAGACGCTTGGCGATCAAGCACGTAAAGAGTCCGCCTCTATTAAGATGACACGCTATGAACCCTCAGCTAAGTTAGCGTATGCACCCGAAGTAGCTTCTCTCAACGCACAGCTTAATGTGGCTAAGGCTAATAAACCATTTGAGAGAAGAGTACATACCACTGGTAACAAGATACTACGTACAAGAATAGACGCCAATCCTGATATGGATAGATCGCAAATCAAGAAACTAAGAGGCCAGATACTAGCAGAACAACGTGTAAGAGTTGGAGCAAACAAACAAAGAGTTCAGATTACACAAAAGGAATGGAACGCAATAGAAGCTGGCGCAATTAGTAACAACTTGTTAACACAAATCTTAGCTAATACAGACTTAGATGTCGTACAATCTTATGCCATCCCTAAGTCTAAAACATTAATGTCTGATAGTCGGATTGCTCGTGCTAGAATTTACCAGTCACAAGGTCGACCGCTATCAGAGATTGCAGATGCACTTGGTGTTTCTGTTTCTACACTATCGAGATCATTGAAAGGAGAAGGGTCATGAAAAACGATATGTTGATAACAACTATAGACAACCCTTTTGACCCTTTTGTTCAATGGGATGAGTGGAAGAGATTCGATGAAGACATGAAGCACTATACATGGAACCTTCTCGCAAGGATTGTTAAAACATCAGACGATCTATCTGATGCTGATTATGATCAAGCAGTTGACAATGCTATCAACGAGATGGTAAGCTTTAACATTAATGGTTTGTATCGTAAGGTATATAGAAACGACGTAGACCGGGGGGGCATATAATACTTCATATCCCCTCCTTTACAT